AGAATTAAAAATATCAATAGCACAATTAAAAGAAAAGGTTAATACATTACTAGATTTTGAAAAAAGAAAATAATATAAACATATGTTTGTTAATAAAAAAACCAAATTAGAAAGACTAAGTATATGTAAAAGTTGTAATATGTATCGCAACTTTATGTTACTTAGAAAGCCAATAATAACAATAGGGTCAAGGTGTGCAGAATGTAAGTGTTTCCTAGATGCAAAAACATCTTTGACAAAAGAGTTTTTTGGGAAATGCCCTTTAAATAAATGGTAAAAAAATAAAAATGGATATAAAAGAAATCGCTAAAAATTATAGCAAAGACAAAAAAAGAATGATGACTGATGCTGTTGTTAAGAATCAGCATCACATGAGAAACTTTACTTCTTATCACACATACTCTTTAAACTTAATGTATGCTGAATGGTATTTATTATTCCCAACACAAAAGCAAGATATTAATTGTAGTTCTTGCAGAAAAGCAGTAAATAAGTTTTGGGAAACAATGGTAGATGAGTGGATAGAAGAAGAATCAAAACCTACACCAGAACCAAAAACAAAAAAGAAAGTTGGCACAAAAAAAAGAAAGGCAAAATAAGATAGATGTAGTTTACGACTACATTGAGATTGTTGGGGCTGAACTTGAAAGAAGGTTTGGAGAATCCCCCACCTGTAAAGACATGATAAAACATCTTGTTGAGAGAGGTATGATTGAGCCAAAGAGAGTTAGGAACTATATGATTATTGCTGACTTTGATAGAATGTTAGTTGGTAATGAAGGAAGTAGAACACATACGTTTATGGACTTATCTATTAAATACGAGATAAGTGAAAGTCAAGCACAAAATATTGTTTATAAGGAGAGAAAAAAATCTACTCCAATGAATAATATATCATTCTAAAAGTTTTGTATCAAAATTAGGTAACTATAAAATACATTTAAGTGTATTTTTGCAGCTATGAACAAAAATTGGTATAGTATTCAAAACAAAGCAGGTAAAACTGCTGATGTCTATATCTTTGATGAGATTGGAATGTATGGTGTAACTGCACAAGATTTCATTGGAGAGATAAAAGACTTAAAAGACACGCCAATCAATTTACGCATAAATAGTTTAGGAGGAGATGTGTTTAATGGAATGGCGATATATAATGTAATCAAAAAAAGAGAATCCAGAACTACAGTTTATGTTGAGGGAATAGCTGCAAGTATTGCTACTATTATTGCTCTTGGCGCAGATGAAGTTGTTATGTCTGAAAATTCTCTATTTATGATTCATAACGCTTGGGGTGGAACTATGGGTGATTCAAAAGATATGCGTAAATCTGCTGACACTCTTGATAAGATTTCAAACGAACTTACAGAAATCTATGTAAAGAAGACAGGATTGGCTTACAATAGAGTTACTGAGATGATGGATGAAGAAACTTGGTTGAGTGCTGAAGAAGCATACGAACTTGGTTTTGTTGATACTATTTCAGATGCTATTAAGGTTGCTGCTAAGTATGATGTTTCTAAATTTAAAAACATAACAAACGAGGAAATACAAAACAAATTTAATATTAACATAAAAAACAAAAAAATGACTAACGATTTAAAAGAATGGTTCAACAGTAAAGTCGATGAAATTGTTGCAGCAGTTAAATCTGATGTAAAAGTTTCTAAAGACGTTATTGAAGATACTACAGTTACTGTTAATCTTGGTGATAAGGAAGAAATTATGAATAAAATTTCTAGCTTTGAAACTAAGAATATAGAGTTAACAGAAAAGATTACTTCTTTAGAAGAAGAATTAGTGAACGCAAAAGGAACTAATGAAACTTTAACAGGAGAAGTAGAAACCTTAAACACAAGACTTAAAAAAGCAGATGCTACTGGTACAGAAATAGAAACTGATGGCGACCCTGTTGTAGTTGAAAACAAAAAAGAAGATGCTAATGCAGGTTTTTATGCAGCAATGGCGGAACGAGTAAGAAATAAATTTAATAATTAAAAAAATAAAATAAAATGGCAAATGTAGCAAATAACAGTATCGCAGCAACTTATGGTGGTGCGCAACTAAATGAATTATTTTACGAGCCAGTATTTAGAAGTGATGATATTATGCGTAACTATAGAGTTATTCCTAATGTTAAACATAAAATGAATGTTTACACTTCTGCTGCTCTAACTAAAATCGTTGACCCTTACACAGCGTGTTCTGCAACAAGTGGTTCAACACAATTTGATATTGATGACAAAGTAATTACTGCAGGTAGATGTAGAGTTGCTTTAGAGCAATGTACTGATGAGTTCTTTGGAACTTATATTGAAGAAATGTATCGTTCTGGTGCAGATGTAATGAATGTTGAGGGAACTCAATTAGGAGATGCAATCGTAAACAGAGCAGTAGCAGGTATTGCTTCTGATGTAGTAAGATTAGCGTGGGGTGGAGATGCTTCTACTTCAAGTTATGATGCTTTAACTGGATGGATGAGTTTAATGGGTGCTGATGCAACTGTTAATGGTGCAAAAAGCACTTATACTTGTACTACTTCTTCTGCGCCAACTGCAGCAGAGGCGATTGGTTTAATCAGAAAAGTATATGATGCAGCACCAGCAGCACTTCAACAAATTCCTGCAGGTGAGAAAAAGATATTCGTAACTCCTAAAGTATTTAACGCTTACTTAGCAAACTTAGAGGGTTCTTCTGCTGACTTAGCAATCGTTAATACTCAAGATGGTTTAAGGAGAGTATCTTTTAGAGGTGTTGAATTAGTACCTATGTATGAGTGGGATACTATCTTAACTGACTTAAACCCAACAATCTTTGTTGATTCTGCTTCTAACTACTCTGATGGAGTATGTTACTGTGCAGTTGAAAACTTAATTATCGGTACTGATGTAACAGACCCAGAAGGTTCTTTCAAAGTATTTTATGATGATTTAGAAGAAAAAATGTTCTTCAGAGGTTACTTCAAGTTAGGTGTACAATTCTTGTACCCTTCACTTGTTCAATGGGGACTTTGTATATAACAATAATGTAATAATAGAGGGAAGGTGTTAAAACCTTCTCTCTTAATTACTTTTAATAACTAATAAAATAATAAAAAAATGGCAATAGATAAAGGTATAGGCGTTGAGTGTAGTAATTTACAATCAACAGGTGGTATCACTCAGATACTATTAAGGTCTTGGGACACTAATGATGCAGTTGTTTACGGCAATGGTACTGGTGAGCATGACATTGATAGTATTCTTACGAGTGCTTCTGCTGCTGCTTGGTTTGTTTTTGAAAACAAAAATGAAACAGGTGCGTTAACAGTAAACGCTACTAAAGAAAATGGCTCAACTGCCTTTGAGTGTACGCTATCATTTATGGTACCACAAATTAACAATGACCGATTTGCAGAATTTCAAGCAATGTTGGACACTTGTATGATGGGTGCAGTAAAAGATACTAATGGCTCTTGGTGGGTGATTGGTGCAAGTGAATTGTATGCAAATGAAGATGTTCAAGCAAAAAGTCAAACTTATTTGAACTTCACTTCTGCGGAAGGAGGAACAGGGGCTGCTTATTCTGATGAAAGTGGAATGACAGTTACTTTAACTGCAAGACAGTTTGAGTTACCTAGAAAGTATATTGGTACTGTTACAGTTGATACTTCAGCATTAACAGCAACTACAGCAGCGTAATAATATTAAGGTATAATAATAGGTTGAACTTTGTTCGTAAAAAGTTTTATAACATTTCCCTATTAATATCTTTTTTTATAAAATGTGTAATTGTGAAAAAAATATAATAGATTCACAACACTTAAAAATATATACAATTATGGCAGAATATAAAGCAAAATCATCAACAGGAACAATATATAAAGGTGATATTAAGATTAAATTATCATTAGCTACTCAGGAAGAATTAGCATACATTTATGAAGATTTAGGTTTAATTTCATTAGTAGAAAAATTATCAACTACAACAAAAAAAGATGAGCCAAAGAAAACAAACAAGAAAAAGTCAAGTAAAGGCAAAGACTAATACTTTTGAATTTGGGGTATTTAACTTAGCCATACCTGAACATATTGAAGAACCTTTAGACTTATCAAGAATAAGAACTAAGTTTATTCCTTTTGGAACAAATAACCTCTTTCCACAATACTTAGCAGAATTAAAAAGAAAGTCATCTACACATAGAAGTGTACTTGCACAGAAAACAATATTTACGAGTGGGGCTAAGTTTGTTACAGGTAATGACGATTTAAAAGAATACATTAAAGATGTTAATGCTGATGGTGAAACATTAAGAGATGTCTTTAAGAAAATAGCAGATGATTACTATACATTTGGCAATGCTTATGTAGAGGGAGTGTTATATGATGGAGGGTTAAACCTATATCACTTAGACGCTACAACTGTTAGGATGTCTAAAAACAAAAAAGAAGTATATGTACATCCAGACTGGGCGAAGTACAATACTATGAAAGACAAATTGTCTATCATGCCTATATATCCAAATGTAAGCAGTAATAGATTTGTAATTCAATTTAAAGATTATGAGCCTACTTTTACTTTTTATGGTTTGCCAGATTAT